ATGACTGTGGCACAGGCTAAGCAGGCTACAGAGGCGATGACTCAGCAGTTTCAATCATCTCTTAGCGAGCTTCAGTTTATGGTACAGCATCCAGACTATCACGACGTAGTAGGAACTCCCCAAAATTTGGGGGAACCACTGAAAAACGCAATTACACAAAATCCCCAGATAATGACGGAAATTCGCAGTAGTCCAAACCCGATGTTGACGGCTTATAACTACGCGAAGATGGTCCAGAAAACCGAACAGCCGCAGACAAATCCTGCTTTTGCACAGCAGCAACAGCAAACACAGCAGTCGGCACAGCAGACAAACCCGGAAGCGCAGGCGGCTATAAACGCCGCGACGAAGCCGGGTTCTGCGAGCATGGCAGGCAGCGGCGGCGGGTTTAACCAGGCCAATCTCTTCGCGAATATGAGCGACGAGGAGTTTGCCAAGTACGAAGCTGAAGTTTTATCAAAGGGGTAGAAAGGATAACTTTTTATGTCTGATAATTTGACAACCACAACCCAGGTAGATTCCGGTATAGAAGTTTATTACGATCGGGTTCTGCTTAAGAATGCAAGACCTAAACTTGTTCACACCAAGTTTGCACAGCAAAAACCGTTGCCGAAGGGCAAGGGTAAAACGATCAAGTTCCGTCGGTATGCAATGCTTTCGACGGCTACAACCCAGCTTGCCGAGGGCGTAACGCCGTCCGGTAAACGGCTCAGCAAGACCGACCTTCTGGCTACTGTCGCGCAGTACGGCGATTTTGTTCATGTTACCGATGTTGTTGACATGACCGTAGCCGATCCGGTGTTGACTGTAGCAGGCCAGGAACTCGGCGACCAGATGGGACGTACTGTGGACGAAATCGTCCGGGATATTCTGGTTGCTTGTGCTTCCAGTACAACGGCTTCAAGCGGCGTAGGAACAGCGACAAAGATGAACAGGCCGGACATTGACAGTGTTGTTCAGACACTGCTTAATAACGATGCCTCGATGATAACCTCGCTTATCAAGGCCGGAACCGGACAGGGTACCTCTCCTGTAAGACCGTCGTTCTGGGGTGTTATGCACACAGAGCTTATCGACGACCTCGAGGACGTAAGCGGGTTTAAGTCTACGGCTAACTACCCGGCACAGAGCAACGTCGACGATGCCGAGTGGGGTTCTACCGGTAATGTTCGATGGTTAGCTTCGTCCGTCGCTCACAGCGACGGATCAGCAACCGACCCGTTCGATGGCAGCGGCGATTATTACTATCTGCCGATCATCGGTAAGAATGCCTATGGTGTTGTTGATCTGGAAAAAGGAAACGCCAAGAACATCGTCAAACCTTACGGTTCCGGCGGTACGGCTGATCCTCTTAACCAGAGGGCGACTTCCGGCTGGAAAACGATGTTTACGTCGAGAATCCTGAACGACAACTTCATGCACCTATTGAAAGTAACCCACAGCTAATGTTTTTGAATAGAATATTTTTGAACAGAAAGGATAAACAATGAAACGAGTAAGCGGACGATTTATCGCTGACGGCAACGCGATAAATGTAGACATAGGCTTTGAGCCGGATTACGTAAAGCTCATAGAGGGGCTGGAAGACACCAATCCCAATATCTATGAGTATTTTGCAGACCTTGAGAACGCGGGAGCCGACGGCCAGTACGGCGTTCTTTTGACCGGTTCTACCGGCGTTGTGACGGTTCTGGCAGGCACAGACGCCAAGGTCGCCACCTATTCCGGCAGCAAGAAGGCCAAGGTACGGATACCTGCCCCGGACGGCGACGGGTACGAAAACGCCAATGTCGCGGATTACAGCACGTCAACTGATTACAGCTCTGCCGGTCAGGCGCGTACAACCTCACAGGTTGGTACAGTGGTAAGGCCGACGACTCATAACGGTTATGTTTATGAGTGTACTGTAGCGGGCGGCGTAGGCAGTACAGAGCCGACATGGCCGACCACGGTGGGCGAAACTGTTACCGATTCTGACAGTAACAACACTTGGATTTGCAGGCGTGAAGACGTTGTCTTTGATAAGGGCGGTGGGTTTACCGTTGGTTCTGACTTGTCCACGGACGACGACGAATGGATTTACGTTGCAGAACAGCACGACAGGGTGGTAAACCACGGCGATGCTGCTGCTGCTGATCCAATATAATAATAACTTAGGGCGGGGCTTCGGCTCCGTCCGTTTTTAACAAGAAAATTTTTAACAAAGGAATGATATGGCTAAGCAAAACGAAAATAAATCGAACGAAGAATATCTGCGGAAAGAAGCCGAGCGGAAAGCACGTATTGAGGCAGAAGCAAAGGAAAAGGTTCAGGCCGAACTTAATATCACCAAGGACAGGCGGAAACCTTCTCCGGAAGAAATCGCGGTCAAAAACGATACCCTCATGGAAGTTGAGTTTATGAATATAGAATCACCGGGCGTAACACATCTGTTTACTTACGGCGGTAAGAAATTCGAGCTTAAAGACGGCGAAAAGGTCAAGCTGCCTGTTTGCGTCGTCAACCATCTTAACAGGCTCAAAGTGCCGGTCAGGAAATACGACGAAAACGCGCCGGAGGGCGAACAGGTACAGATTACCAGCATGAGGAATCGTTTTTCCTGTCAGCCGGTAAATATGCAGCCTGCAAACGCGCAGCCGCAGACTAGTTAAAAGATTAACCATAAGATAATTAAAGGAATAGAAAAATGAAGAAACTAGTTTTAATTGTAATGTTTATTGTACTGATGTCGGTCGCTTTTGCGGGGCCGCAAAGACTTACTTTTGATTCCGTGAGTAACCCGGTGCAGTTACAGAGATTCTTGTCTGACCCCCTTTGGCCCGGTGACGCTTACTGGGACGCTCTTTACGATCTTCAGTGGGACGCCAGCGCCTATACACTGCATTTTAAAGATAATGCTATTTGTGCTTTTGGAAACACCACGGCGGCACCTGATGTATACTGGAGATGGGACGGGACTGATTTTGATATTTTAGGCTCTACGGATGGTTATGATGTCAATATCGGCTCAGCGTCAACGAGTCTTAACTTGTATTGGTACTCTGATACTTCGGGTGATTATGTAATGTTTGACGAGGAAAACGTAGATATTGATATTATCGACGTTGATCTTGGTCTTGACGATGACGCTTTACTCCAGCTTGGCACAGACGATGACATAACACTCCAGTTTGACGGCACAAACCTTGAACTGTTTGCTTCCGCAGCTGGCACACCGTTGGCTTTGGGGGGCACTACAAACGGATTTGATGTAACGTATTATTTCGAGACTGCCGGAACCATAGACATCGACTTTGATAGCGACAATATGACATTCAGCGATGATATGGATCTTGTTTTCGGTACTGACGACGATATTACGATCGAGTACGACGAGGACGGCAACGATGAACTTCTTGTAACAGGTGCGGCCGGTTTTGCCAATACTGTAACTTTCAGGGGCGGCCAGACACGGAAAACCCTTTTCAGCCCCGACGACATGACGGTAGACGGAACGGTAGGACCAACAGCGGCGGTATACGGAACATCGGAACAGTCACAGATGGACGTTTTACAGTTTGATGCCGACGGAGGCTCAACGGGCGACGACCACGCTTATATTGTATGGCACGTACCGGATGGCTATGTAACTGGTTCGGCGGCTTTGAATATTGCATACACATTCAGTACAGCAGAGGATGAAGCGGACGAAGCTCAGTTTGACTTTACCATCAATGCAGTGGCTCTCGGCGAGGCACTGGATGCATCGGGAACGGCTTTGGCAGATCAGTCAACCGTAATATCGGATGCTTCAGCAGATAACGGCAATCTCCATGTAACTCAGTACGATATCGAACAGGAGGACATAGCTGTTGATGATATGGTTGTTATAAAGATCACCGTTGACGAGTCGGCAAGCGCTCTTGCAAATTCCGGGACGCTGGATGTTGTTTACTGTGAAATCGAATACGAGTCAACTGAATAATGGACTGGACACTAACACAACTAAGGTCAAAGGTACGTGAACTGACTGGACGGCTGTCGACTTCGGATTTGTCGAACTCCGACCTTGACGACAAGATAAACGATTTCTATCTGTACGTCTTGCCGGACGAGATTGTGCTGCCGGAGCTGAAGACGTTTTATTCGTTTTCAACAACGGCGGACGATGGAGACTACAGTGTTCCGACAACCGTATTCAGCATAAAAAAGCCCATAACAATCGATTATGACGACGGTTCCGGCGAACACAGGCTGGATTTCTGGCAAGATGTTGACGCCTTTTTTGACGCTTACCCTGACGATTCAGCCGGTGGCGTTATATACAATTCCACTACCCAGCAGATAGCCACAGGTAACGGCTCAATGAAGGCGTTTTCCGGCAATCTTTCAGTGTCTTACGTTGTACCCGGAAGCGTATCCGTTACGGATGGAACAGAAACGTTTTCTGATGACGGCAGCGGAACTCTGACCGGCGATGCTGGCGGCAGCGGAACGGTGGATTACAGTGCGGCGACATACAGTGTTACTTTTAACGCTAATGTTTCCGACGGCCAGGCGGTGTATATAACTTACCAGTATACCAGCGCAGACAAGCCTAACGCGCTTTTACTCTACGGGTCTACCATCTATCTCAGGCCGATACCGGACGCCACGTACACGGTCAAGATGGCGGCGATCCAGAGGCCGACGGCTTTGTCTGCTGATTCGGACACGGTAACAAACCCGAAGTGGGGGCCGGTA